AGTATCACAAAATATGCAAGATACAATTGAAAGCAGGCTTAATAAATCTAAGCCAATAAAAAAAATATATAGTCCTAATAGCAAAGTTAGAAAGGTAAACATATAGCATGGCAGCGAAAAAGAAAGCTAAAAAGAAAAGTGGCTCTAAGCCATCTAATCCAAAATTATATGCTAGTGTAAAATCAGCAGCAAAAAAGAAATTTAAGGTATATCCTAGTGCGTATGCAAATGCTTGGTTAGTACGTGAATATAAGAAACGTGGTGGTGGATACGCATGAGCCTAACCAAATGGTTTAAAGAAGATTGGCGAGATGTCAAGACAGGCAAGAAATGTGGTCGTTCTGGTAAAGAAAAGAAAACACGCCCATATCCTGCATGTAGACCAAAAAAAGTTGCAGGCAAGATAACTAAACAAGAAGCCAAAAAGAAAACAGGACCTAAAGCAGTCAAATGGTCAGTTACTGCATCAGGCAGACGAAGAAAAACTACAAGGAAAAAAGCATGAAGTATGATCGTGATGAACTAGTAAAGATGATAGCTTTCCATGAGGGAATAGTTCTTACTGTTTACCAAGATCATCTTGGCATAGATACGGTAGGCATTGGTAGAAATTTAGAAGACAGAGGTATTACGGATGGAGAGCTATTGTTTATAAATAAGACTATGGAAGATGTTTACGAAAAAGGTCTTACAGAAGAAGAAGCATATTATCTGTGCATGAATGACATAGCTATTGTAGAAAAAGAATTGCTTGCTAACAAATCAGTTGTAAATCAATTGACTGATGTTAGACAGATGATCCTTGTTGACATGGCATTTAATATGGGTGTTCCTCGTCTTATGCAATTTAAAAATATGTGGATGGCGATAGAAAAAGTAAACTACCCTCTAGCTTGTCTTGAGATGCTGGATTCCAAATGGGCAAATCAGGTAGGTAACCGTGCAGTACGATTATCTGAAGCTATGAAAACTGGGGAGTTATGATTGAATTTGTGTTAGTGTTTATGATGGGATTAAGAGTAGTAGACCAAACACAAACTTTCGATAACATAGATGAGTGCTTGTACTTTGCAGAAAGATTACACAAGCAACCTTCGATACCACAAAAGGAAGGACCTAACTTACAAATAACTGCATATTGTAAACCAATGAGGAAAAGATAATGGTAGTCGCTGAAATTTTAACGGGAATCGCCCTAGTACAAAAAAGCGTTGAGTTCATTAAAAGTAATATTGGTACATGCAACGACATTAAAGATATAGCCAAACAGATAGATGGATTTTTTACTGGCGAGTCTCAAATGAACAAAGGTGCAGGTAAAGGTCTAGGGATTAAAGAACAATTTGGCATAGAATCTACAGCTTCGGATTTTATAGATCGTAAGTTACTTGAAGAGCAACGTGCAGAATTAAAAAATATGATTAATCTTAGATTTGGTCCTACTACATGGGATCAGATCATTGCTGAAAGAGCAAGTAGAATAAACGAAGCAAAAGAAGCACAAAGATTACAAAGAGTAGAAGCAAGACAAAATCAAAAAGAACTAATTGATACATTGCAAACTATGGGGATTATATTCTGTGTTATAGCAGTTTTTATAATAGGATTAGTAGTTACGTTTAAAGCATTTGCTTACGAATACAAATCTAAAGACTACACAAGACAACAAAAGATACATCAAGGCATGATCAAAAAGAATATTTATGTTACATGCAGATTAAAAAAACAAAAAGTATTTAAAGAAAAGATGGCTTGTATATATGAAGGTGCTAACAAAACATACGAGCTAGAGTTTACAGATGTACGTGTAGGATGTCCTAAACAATACAAATGCCTACACAATCCTAACTCAAAAGAACCTAGCATAGATAAGGTAATGGAGAGTCTACGTAGCATAGCAAAATAAACTCTTGCTTTTTATACAGTTTATGTGTATAATTTAGCAACAGGGAGTTTTTTATGAAGCAATTAGCAGCACAAGCATTAGCCTTTCAATACAAGTTAGACATAGACAATGCTACAGGACTATTAAACAGTGCCAATCCACCTTTAAACGCAATAGATAAGGCGATCACTGACATAGTCATAACAGATCAAAAGTTACAGTTACTTAACAAGATAGTGACTGACAGCAATCCGAAAGAGATTGATACTCCTGAAAGTAAGTAATACATGGCAAGCACATATCTTACCCTAGTCAATAATGTACTAAGAGATATGAACGAAGTAGAGTTGACTAGTTCTAACTTTACAAGTTCTAGAGGTGTACAGACTACTGTAAAAGATTACATAAACAGAGCTATATCTGATATACTCAACTCTGAACTTAACTGGCCCTTTACAAGAGCAGAAGGTTCAGTTGATGCAATTGCAGGCAAACAGCTATACAGTTTTGCATCTATAGCATCTACACTTAAGTACATTGACTACGATAATGTGTTTCTTCAGCCAAAAGATTATATACGCAATGGTGATTTTGAGATATCAGGTTCAGCCAGTATAACTAACTGGACTACAGTTTCAGGTACTCCTGCAGCAAGTTCTAAGTTTGGTAACACGTTGTTACTTAACAGTGCAAAAGCAACACAACAGGTAGATGATCTAATCGTAGGTAAGTCCTATGTTGTACTTGTACAGACTAGTGGATCAACACTTACTTTAGATATTGGTACGAGTTCAGGTGGTACACAGACTAAATCATCTACCCTTACTATCGCAAGTGGCAACGAAGTATTATTATCTGAAGTTACTTTTACGGCTACAGCAACAACTCACTATGTTACATTTACTGAATCAGCAGGGTCTGCGGCATTTGTTAAGTTAGTTCAACTTATGGAGAACATAACAGCAATACCACTAAAGTATTTATCCTACGAGGAATACAATGAAAGATATAGAGAAAGAGATACTAGACCAGACACGGATAAATTTGCTGATCCTGAATTTGTGTATACAACATATAATGACGAATTGGGTCTTACACCAATACCAGACACGAGCAACAGAACATTAAAGTTTGATTACTACGTAACAAACACTGATCTATCGGCTCACGATGACACAGGTATTATACCAACAAGATTTGAATCAATAGTCAATGCACGTGCAAAGTACTACACCTACATGTTTAGGTCTGATGTACAGACAGCACAATACGCCCTCAAAGAATATGAAGACGGTATCAAACGGATGAGGGTCGAACTAATTAACAGAAAGAATTATATGAGGGCAGTATAAGTGGCTGACTTAAGCGAAACCGCTGCATTTCCATTTGTATGTGAAGGTGGGTTAGTTCTTAACCAATCTACATTTATAATGAAACCCGGTCAAGCTCTTGAACTTCTTAATTTTGAACCTGACATTGAAGGTGGCTACAGAAGAATAAATGGTTTTAACAAATATGTAACTGCAATTGTACCACAGACAAATGCGTCTACAGAAGAAGTACTTATGGTTACAACATTCGGAACAAGCGTTGTTGCTGCACGTGGAGAGAAGATATTTACAGCTACTCCCGGTGGATCAAGTTGGACAGAACGAGATACAGGTCGTACTAATGCAAGTCGATACTCTTTTGAAAGATTTAACTTTGACGGTAACGACAAGCTAATCGTTGTTGATCAAACAAATGCACCCACTGTATTTAACTCTTCGTTTAGTGCAACAGATGTAAGCGAAAGTGCAGTAGCAGGTTCTAAATTTGTAGTTGCGTTTAAAAATCACATGTTCTATGCAGGCAAGTCTAGCACACCACAAGAAATAGTATTTAGCCAACCATTCGATGAAGATGCGTTTAGTAGTGGCTCTGGTGCAGGTAGTATAAAAGTTGACGATACTGTAACAGGACTCAAAACATTCCGTGACAGTTTGTTTATATTTTGTGAAAACAGAATATTCCAAGTAACAGGTTCATCCTCGTCTGACTTTGCAGTAAAACCTGTGACGAGAAATATAGGATGTATAAACGGATCAACCATTCAAGAATTTGCAGGTGACCTTATATTCTTAGGTCCTGATGGACTACGTACCATTGCAGGTACTGCAAGAATTGGTGATGTTGAATTGGGAACAATAAGTTCTAACGTGCAAAGTTTGTTTGATGCAAACTTATCTGACGCATCTAATTTTACATCTCTTGTTATACCTGACAAAACACAGTACAGAATATTTTTTACAAAAAGTGGTTTAGCAGAATCAAAAACAAAAGGTGTTATTTGTGTAATGAGAGGTCAAACATTTGAATTTTCGGAGATGCAAGGTATAAAGCCTACTGCCACAGATACATTTGTATCAGCAGGAGATGTTATAGCTATACATGGAGCAGATGACGGATTTATATACAGGCAGGAATCAGGTAATGACTTTGATGGTTCTGCTATACTAGGGAGATATCGTAGTCCAGACCTCACAATGAATGATCCCGGAATACGTAAAAACATGCAACGAGTTATTATTAACTACGC